GTTGCCACTTTTTCTCCTTAGTTAGTCTGTGTGTAATAGGTGGAAACGCGAATATCTGCGACCAATAAATTGACCGCACCCACTTGCGTAACCGAAGGCCGTTCGACTGGGCCGACTGTGTAGCCGTCCGGTATAACTGCCAAAACTGAGATGATGAGTTGCTCGAGATTATCGAGAGAAGCAGGATTAGAAAGATAGGCGACTCCGCAAGTGATGGTCATATTGATTTTGGCGTGAATGGTTGAGTCGTTGATTGTGTTGAGTTCTAGGTAAGGCGAATCTGGGACAAGAATAACCGCTGGCACTTGAACCGCCTCTGGAACGTATGAATAAACGTTCGCAGATACCGACCCGAGCGCGGTGGCCAGCGGTGTCCGGATGGAGGAAAGAATAGTGCTAGGCATTAGCCAACCATCGCATCTGTGTCGAGGTATGGGCCAAGAAGACCAGTTACTTTGGCGAGAAGATTCTTAGATAGGCGATAAGGGGTTACTGCGAAATCGATTCCTTCGATTGATCCGCCGGAGGCTGTGCGAGCTTGGAAGATTTCGACAGAGATAGCCAATACAGCAGATTCGACGTTAGGGTTTGCGACATAGGTTGAGAGGCCAGAGAGAGCAGAGTTTCCTGCTGGGATAATGTTCTTTTCCAGTATGTCAGCATTTGTGATTGCGGCGGTAAATACATAATCGGTAATTTCATCGTCGGTTACTGTGTGAGTTCCGTTGAATGGCGAACCGCATCCAGTAATGATGACGGATTGCCCTTGAGTAAATTCGTGAATAGTCGCGGTCTCAAAATATGCGACATTGTCTTCAAGTTTGACTTTGTTGATTTTGCTTTGGAAAGTGACGAGCATCGGAAGAATCAAGTTCTCCGAAGTGTCGATAATGTCGTTTAGGTAAGCATCTGAATAGAGGGATGACGAGACGCCAAGAATCGTGCGTAGCTCTGTGGCTGTGACTATTGTTGGCATCTCGCCTTCCTTTCGTTCTTAGGGGTGACTGGCCAGCTCGGGAGCGGACTGGCCGTCACTATCTAGTTTCCTAGTTCTTGTTGAAGTGGCAGGATCCGTTAGCCACTTTCACAGCAAGTGCGCCGTATCCGTAGTAAGCAACCTTTACTTGTCCGGTACCAATGACGTCAGCGCGGAGCTGGAATCGTGGTGACTCGTACCAAGTGTATGACTCTGGATTTACGACAAACATTGAGCCATCACCTGTTGTGTAGGTCAATGCAGAGAGTGAGCGAGATACATAGAGGTCAAGACCTGCAACGTTTCCGCGAAGTGATTGTGGGCTTACCGCTCCACCAGCGTTTGAAGGTGCTGTCGCTGTGTAAATAGGACGGCCATTGTCGTTGTAGCTCATAATGTTTGCCCATTGCTCAGGAGAGACAACGAGTGAACGAGCAAATCCGAGGCTGTTCTCATAAACCTCAGCAGCAGCTTGAGCAACATAACCTAGAAGGCCAGCTGCGGTGTTGTCTTGTGCTGTCGGTGCGAGTTGTCCGGATGAAATGATGAGGTTTGTGACGTACTTGTCAGTTTCCTTTGCATAAGCAAATTCCATTTGACGAACAAGTTCCTCGAAGAACAAAGGTGAAGAACGATCTAGAAGTTCTACTGAGAATTCCTGACCGCCTGCGAACTTCTTGACTGCTACTGACAAGAATGAGTTGGTCATTCCAGTTTCGCCAATTGCGCCTTCTTCAGCTACTTCTGCAACTGTTGGAACGGCTGTGATTTTAGGGATTTCGAATGTCATACCAGCAGCAGGAAGAACTCCGCGGCTGATTGCATCGATGGAACCGCGATCTGCATTTGAAAGCGGATTGATGATTTCAGCAAGCTGTGGTGTTGGAATCAAGCCTGCGTTGTTGGTGGTGGTGTCATCTGCAGCGCGTACATACTGACGTGCGTTGTCATCACCGAGAGCTGCGCGGACGCTGTTCTCTAGGTATTTCGCCTTTGTGAACTCAAGGCGAGGAGCGGTGAAGAATGCTGGGCGTGGCGCAGCAGCTTCAACCTTGGCAGCTTCTACCGTTTCTTCGGCAGGAGCTGGAACGGTAGTGTCTGACACTTGTTCTCCTTCGGTTGGGTTGTCTGCTTCAGCGGTTGCCGGAGCAGAATCTTCTTTTGGTGCTTCGTTCTCTGAAGCAGCCACTTCGCTAACGCGAGCGGAATCAATTGCTGGATCTGTAACCAATGAGACCTCATCAAGAGTTGCAGAAGTAATCTGCATAACGCCTTTGACGTTTGTCCATTCGTTGATTTGTGCGCCTACGCTAAAACCATCGCGAAGACCTTCTGTGGCTTCAATCAACGCGTCTTCTCCAGCCATAGTGTTTGCGATTTTGAAAGTTGCAACAATTCCATTTGCAGTCACTTCGTGAGACATCATTTTGCCAATAGGACGAGTGCGGTCGTGCTCTAATAGCAATTTGACTGGCTTCATTTCGATTGAATCATTTGCGAACACAGTTGGGCCGACTGAGGTGTTACCTTGTTCGTTCCAAGTCACAATAGTTCCGCTAATTGTGCGCTTTACAGTATCGGCCGCAGTTACGACCATTGGCATACTAATTTTCATTTGGGATTAGGTCTTCCTCTCGTTGAATTTGCTCAACGCTCATCGCGCCAATGCGGTTCAAGATTTCATAAACTTGAGCGCGTTCCAATGCGTTGCCGCGAAGGAAATCGTCAAGTGCGAAGCGCGTCATTACCGGATTTGGTACGAAGTCCGGAAGTGAGAGCCTTTCCTCAATCGCCTTGAGAATTGGGCGCAGAGAAAAATCAACAAGTGAGCGCCGCTCTGATACTGCGTTCGAATAAGTCATCGAGGTTGTTTCCGCGCTTAGGAAATACGCCGGAATACCACAGGCGCGAGCCAGTTCGAGGGCCACATACTGACGTGCTTCCGCGAGCTGTAACGATTTCGGATCGTAGCCGAACTCTTTCAAATCTACATCAGCGTTTAGGAAAGCGGTTGAGCGAGTCTGTCGAGCAGTTCTCCAAGCTGAGAGAAGTGACGAAACTCTTTCAGCCGTAAGGTTTGTGCCGTTAGATTTCAAAATCATTGAAGGTGCTGGCTCTTTGGCGTAATTTACTGCCGCGTTTTCTAGATAAACAGCTGCGCTAATTGTTTTGCCAGCTCTATGAAGTAATCCTTCATCTGGACCATCAAAACGAATAATAGAACCGACGCCCATAATAGGAACAGCAATGCCATCAACTTTGTAGCCCGTAATTTCTGTATTTTTGTAATTTGTGTCGACTGTGACGCGGTCTGGACTTATGCGAGTCCAAGCTCTAACGCGTCCTCCATCGGTTGAGGAATACATTTCGAGAACTTGACCGTAACCGACGCCATAAAGCCAAATATCTTCAGCGAGCCAATTATAAATAACGAATCCAGCAACTCGAGGGTCTGGTTGATTGATAACGCGATGCGGATCTACATATTCGCCAGTAATGCGGTTGAAAGTTGTAAGAGGTAATGAGCCGATAGTTCCGCAGATGATATTTCTAGCGCGAGCAACTGACGGAACGCTCATCGCCAACTGGCGAGTAGTATTTGTTGCGCCGCCGAGAATGTTATAGACGGAATCGGTAATTTGAACCGGAGTTAGTGCGGCGGTGACGTCGCTAACCTTCTCAGGCTTTGCGGCGACTACTTGTGGAAATAGAAAGTCTCTGATAGCACCCATTTGCCTAATATTGTAAGGGGAGTGTGTTACAGAATGACAATATCAACGCCCTCGTTTGACTTAGTGGCGAAGTGAGTTGCCATCGCCGAAGCAATAGCTCCACAGATAATCGCGTTGCTGACTTTTCGACCCATTACCCAACCGCCGTCACCATAAGGTAATTTGACAGCGGATAGGCATTGTTTAGTCAGCTCTTCCTGTCCCGAGTGGGCTAACCGCTGAGATGAAATCGCGCCAAGAAGCTCATCGCAACTTTGAGCATAATCTAGACCATCGATGGGTTCCGTCCGAATACCGGCGGGAGCAAGTCTAGCCGCGACCGCTGACGCCGTTCGAGCTGAGTAAGCCACCAGTTGAACTGGGTATTTTCTGAACCAATCGGCTAGGTCGTTGGCCAAGGCTTTATCGTCCAAGTTCTGCGGATTGTGCCAAGTCTGAAGAAGGATTACTTGAAATTGGTCGCCTTCGAGTTTTTGGCTGGCAACTAGGGCGGCTTGTTTTCTGTCCGGACTTAGATCGATAGCCAACCAAGTATCGGCTTCAGGGTTGAGTCGAAGTCCCTCAACTTTACAGGCGTCCCATTGAGAAGCATTGATAACTGGGTTGATGGTATCGACCCATTGACATAAAACTTCTGTGCGCACAATGTCTTCGGGGTCTGATAAGACCGCTCGAATGTTATCGGGATGAACTGTGTAGCCAAGTGACGGATTAGCTTGGCAGACACCTAGCCAGAAGTCCGGCGAGTTATCGAATTTTATGCCGTGAGGCGCAGACCATTCGAACCAGCCAATATCATCGGAGCCGCCGTGAATTGCGGCTAGTGCTCTTTCGCGTAACTTGTTGAGAACGATTGAGTGCTGATCGCCAGCATTTGAATAAACCCATATTTGAGGGTTCGGACTGGCCATCTGAGTATAACGCAAGGCTGACCAGACGTCTTCGTCTTTATACTCTCGAGCCTCGTCTAGGTGGATAGTTTCAGGGGCGGCAATACCGCGACCGGCTGAGTTATTAGCTCGAACAATATAACGTCGGCCCTCAGTAAATTGAAGTTCCTGAAATCCCTTGCTTTCCAGCTTCTTAGTAAATTCGGCGGCTAGTCGGGGAGTTTGCTCGATGATGCCGTAAATCTTATAGAACAATTCTGCCGAAGTCGTCAGCTTGTGAGCTGTATGGACTTGAAGTTTCTCCTTGAGAACGTAAATTCTAAACAAGATTTGTAGGGCCATAAAGGTCGATTTGCCCTGTTGCCGAGCGCAGAGCAGGGTAACAACTGGATGAGCCCAGCGGCCGTCGGGTTTGTATTTCAGCGAGTGATGAGCCAGCCATTGTTGCCAAGGAAGCAGTTCGAAACCGATTTCCTCGCAGAATCGGATCATTGCTTCGCCGTGAGAGGGGTAATCGGTCAGTTTTGTGTGAATTCGAGGGTTTGGCACACCTCGGTAAGCCGATTCGTCCCTGACTCGGGCTATCTCAGTAGATTCAGTCATATTTTGTCCGGTCAAGCCAGATAATGCTGGGTCGAGCCATTTTCAGGGAAAATCTTCCCAATGGGGGTCGTGGGTTTCCGAACGCTCTCAAAAAAGGTAGGGGCCATACGATCGCGCTTACCAGAGTTACATTTGACGCAAGCCGCAACCATATTGGTCGCTTCATCTGTGCCGCCTTTGCTTATTGGAATCAAGTGATCGACTGTCGTCGCTGGTTGCGAGCAGTAATGACAAGTCCAATAATCGCGATCAAGCACCTGTTTGCGGACTCGTTTGTAATACGCTGAGTTGTATCTTTTGTGGCTCAATGCCAGCCCTTACGTTCAAAGTGTGCTAATGCTCGGCAAGCATCGCCGCCGTACCTATGAGAGAGATACTTCATATGCGCTTTTATCTGCTGTTTAGGACTTAGGTCTCTATACCAGCTAGAACGCATTTGTCCTAAGCCATAGTGTGATCCATTACGAGCTTTAGGATTCCAACTACTTTCCTTATAAATCAACCAGTTATAACACTCAAATTGTTTCCAACTCATCTGATTGTAAGCATATAGTTTCAGATTCATATCTGCTTTTGATGGGCTTGTATTTATTATTGTAATCAGAGCAGTTATTAGCGTCGTAGCCATCAGGCGAAGACAAAGGCCCTCCCTCAACCTGCGCTTTAGGGCCAGCTCTGCGCCCGCGCTATGGCGAGATGGTACTCGGGTTGTCAAATTGAAATACATAACCGCAGGTCAGAGGCTTATTACCCCTCTAACTCAAGCACCTTTCTAACATCTATTTCATTAGCTCCATTGAGCCCTATTATGGCATCTCTGAGCTTTGCTCTACCATCGCCGTGGAACTTAGTGGTCAGATATGGCTCAGACTCGCTACCCTCTAACCAATCAACTATTTCCCCATTTGAATCAATAACTACATCATCAAGGTAATTGAACTTTTCCAATATCTTGTCAATCGACGAATCTCTTACTGTCTCGACTATCTCACTCGGGACATTTGTTTTTACCCACTCAACGAACTTACGCTCTGACTTGATGACCCACTTGAACTTGGGCTTGGTCGTTGTTATGTAGGCAATTACCTCATCACCTAATTCAGCCTTTACTCGGTCAGCTCCCAATTCATTCATCTGGGCTTGTAGGTCGGCTCGTAGCTCATCCTTGAGGCGTTTGGCTTGGTCTGCTAGAAGGCTAATTGCCGCTAGTTTCAGACTCAGGTCTTTGATTGTCATCTTGCTCCCTTTTCTTTGCTCTGTTTAGACGGATTTCTAATGATGCGAGATTCACACCCATATCTCGGGCTATGAACTCTTTATCGAAGCCCCATTCGAGCATTTGACGGATATATGCCAGCGAGTGGGTGCTTCTTCCTACTTTGTCTTCCCTGCCCATCCTTCTCCTTTGAAATGTGCTGGAGTTGGGCTATAAACCTTTCGAAGCGGATGAGAGCAATGGCAGACCATTGTCTGACTAGCCGCCTCGAGGGTTAGCGTAATTTCTATCTGTTCTTCGCACCGGTCACAATAGTAATCAAATGTCGGCATCGATAAACCTTTCCAATGTGGCGTTGCCGTTCCAGTAGCGTTCTTTGATGCGCTCTTGCCCATCAGCTATCTTACAAATTCGACACTTAGCGGCCTTCATCTTGTAATTGCCGCATTGGTCGCACCTTGTAATAGCGTCTTCCTTATTAGCTACTCGATCCAATGGCTCCACCAATCTCTGCTCGAAACAATTCTGACATTCCATTAGCCAGACATCTTGGCCCTCGGTTATCTCAGAATGGTATTTACTAATTCCCCTTTGAGCTGTGACCTTCTTACAGTTGCCACAGTTGAATGGGTGGATTTCGTCGATCATTTCTGAAAGACCCAATGCCCATCTGCTCCGATTTTCATCCACCTAGCAGGATGGCCAGATTTAGCGATTGGGCAGACCCAGCCGCGATATTCTTTGCCTTCCTTTGTGCCTTGCTTCAGAATCATTGGGCCGCACCCATTACCGCAAAGTGGCACTTCATCAATTACTTCGGCACCGAACTGTTCGGCTATATGGCTAACGTCCCAGACTATCGGCTCTGGGTCGTTCGGTCTTTGATCCGCAACAAACTCTGCGAGAGCTTTATTTGTTGTCTGCATTGGTTTCTTAGGCGTTCCAGATGGCTTCGCGAAATATCCAGCGAGATTGAGAGCGCGTCCAAGCGCACCTGTTTCCGCAAGTTCCAGCGCATACTGTTTTGATTTAGACTCACTTGATAATCCTGTCGTCCAAGCCGCAGAATCAGCCTCAGTCCTATAAAGCTCAACTTTGACAATATAAACATCGCAAGTAGGAATAAGTGATTCCTCAAGTACGTGCGACTTGATTCGATAATCCGGATATCCATTGATAAACTCCTTTAGGCGGTCTTGAACGGATACATAATCATCTAGGTAATTCGACATTTAGCTTCTCTCTCCCTGCGAACTCATCGATCGCATATTCAAGTTGTTCTTTCAATGACCAGAACGTTCCATCTGGCCAGTTCTGCGCTTCATTGGCGCAAGGTTGGCAATAGAACCGCACTTGAGCGCGGCGTAGCGGTGTCTCGCTTTGGACCTTCCAGACTGCTGGGACTTGTGCTTTCAAGTGCCAAGTGCCGTCTTTCAGTTGCCCATAACGAGATTTACAGTAATCACACCATTGGCGTTGGTTAGTATTGCGAATCAGACTCAACGTCGTCCCAATCTTCTGGTGAGCTGAATCTTGTGAAAGCCAGAATAGAGGCGTATCCAATGAGATCGAGATACGAATCCTCGCGCTCCGGACTTTCCACCATCCGGCTGAGTTTGGTCGCGATAAAGATAGTTGCCAACTCAGATGGGTCTCTGAGCTGAACACCGAGGACTCTCGCGATTTTGTAAATGCGTAATAGATTGTGCCTCGGGTCGCCATATTCCAGCCCTCGGTCGTCGAGGGTGTTACCAGCGTCCGAGAGCCAGTCACTTAGCGATCTCTCTGACATAACAATTAGACGCCCTTCCTCGCTTGTATCCTTCATTGAAGGCTTTGGCTTTTGCGGATTCAATAGATGCGTAAGCAAGCCAGAATCCGGTTGATAGTGCCAAGAGGATGCTAACGATTTGCTCCGCTGTGAAGTCATTCCACATCCGCGCTCACCCCGAATCGATCTAGCCAATAGGCTGAGATTTCTTCTCTACTCAATCGCCCTCTTGTTGATTGGCGACCTAACGATTCGATTGCATATCTGCGGATAATCTGGCCCTTGACGTAATTCTTACCATCTGACCAAGCTCCCGAAGTAGAATCAAATCGAATTACTTTCGGATTATTTATCACTTATTCTCCCTTCCAAATCCTCTAAATGGATTTAGTGGGATAAATGTAATTATCTAAATCGATTTATACAAGTAGGAGCTCGGCGAGTCGGATTGGTAGGAAGGCGCAGAGCTTCTCAACCTTATGGCTACCAGCGAAGTCGGTCTTGTCGGGTAATGCCTTCCAATGCCACTCAGGAGCCTCTAGAGCCCCTAAATCGAACTGATAGACCCCTTTAGGCGTCGCGTTGATATAGAGCGTCCTAGCCCCTGTCCTAGCCCTTATTTCCGCTAGATAATCCCACTTCTTCTTCTCGATTATCAGAGTGTCGTAATGGGTGCGGCGGCATTTCATCTCGATATAGGAATCGCTAGTAATGCCGTCGGCTCGGTCGGTCGCCGATAGTGGCGTCAAGTCCGGATAGATGGCCTTGAGTGCCTCAAATAGTTCGACCTCGCGAAGGTAAATTAGTCTTCGTCCTCGTCTTCGTCCCAAGGCTTGAACATTGGGTTTCCGTTATCCACTATCCATTCAGGGTACGAGCTACGATCCATCGCAAAAGCCAAGGCCGTTCCTTCATCCATACCAGCTCGACGACAAGCCATATAAACCTCGTTGCAAGCAATAGCCCAAAAATCCAATCGAGTGAGTGGGACATCTTTCGTCGTTTTGCGACGTTTTGCCACCTTCTTGACTGGCTTCTTAGCGCGCTTTTTTGCCTGTGCCACTTCGGCTCACTTTCGCTTGGAGTGCTAATTCTAGCTGAGACTCCATTTTATCAAGGCGCGACACAATGGGAATGTTCTCGAGTTTGATTATGTAACGAAGTCCAGCAATTAGTAAGCCAATCGATCCGAGAACGGAGGCGATAGTCGCCGCGAGGTCGGAGGCGGCCATTACCGAACTTTGCCGTAACGCTCGTAAGAAGGGTTGAGCCAGTTGATAATGCTAGGCAAGACTGACGCTAGAGCGGCATTGGCAATCGCATTTACATCGAGGCCAACTGCTAGGTAAGTCGCTAGGGCCGCCGCTACGAATGTCTTCGCCCAACTGCCCGCCATCAATCTGAGTTCTTTCATTTGTGTCTCCTTCTAGGTTGAAGAAACTGCCGTCTTTGTCTCCCAGAGTTGTAAAGCTGATATGGAAATGCGACTTGTGAGGGTTTGGGCCTCTGTATTTTCTGCGCTTCCAATTTAGAGTCCCGCTCATAATCTTGCCGTCAAAGATAATATATTTGATGCGCTTGTCGCCTCGCTTGGCGCACTTGCGAATCTTCTCGACTAACGCGTAAGCCTCTTCCTTGTGGGCTGAGAGGTCGGCGTCAATATCTAAAGCTCTCACAATTCCGTTTCTTGGAATGTGGTCAGAAGATGAGTTATTAGCGTAGTGCCGAGCATCAGCAATCCAGCCATCACTCCGACGATCGCGGTCAGGATAATCGTCGTCAATTTGATTTCTAAGTTGCTGACCAGCTTTACAGAGTTTGGCCACTAAATACCTAAGGCGCTTTTCAAATCATCCAAATCAAGTCCCACACTAGCCAATTTTTCGGCAACTGTAAGTTCTTTTGGGGTAACTGTCCCATTGTGATTAGCGACGACCGATTCAATAGTTTTTTTATCACCGGTCACCTCTAGAAACAATTTGTCACCAATAACAACTACAGACTCGGGTTTATCGTTGATGTCGCAACCTGCGGCAATCAGTTCAAATCTAAGTTCTAAACCATTGAGATTCTTAGGCTTATCAAATTCCATTATTAGTCTCCTACTTTGTAAAGTGTGAATGAATTAGTATTAGCTCCAATATCCAAAGAGCCGCCGGAATTTTGATAACCAAATACTTCTAAATAATCACCAGCAGCAAAATTGCCAGCGTAACTCGCAAACATTCCAGTCAATGCGTTGGCATTGGGTTGTCCAGCTGTTCTCAGCATTTGAAGTTCCGAACCATTTTTGTAGAAACGTAAATCTCTAAATCCGCCGCTGTTTTCGCTATAAGTTAGCATAACGTGGAGAACGTAATATCCGCCTTTGCCTGTTGGAATTGTCATTCGGCTTGGATTTGTGGAAGTGTCGTGGAAATTATCGGTGTCGTATGTCTCAGCGTTGTATTCAATCGCAGTCAATGACGCGTTATTTATTGTTTGAGCTGAATTTCTAAATGCTCGACAACCTACGAATGTCGATCCTCCAGCTGGAGTGGCCCAACTTGGGACGCCTCCTGAAACAGTCAAAACTTGTCCAGTAGTTCCAATCGCGAGACGAGTATTCGTGTTCGCCGTGGATGATCGATAAGAAATGTCACCTAAAGTCGTCTCGGGGTTGAGAGCTTTCACTGTCGTATCAACTGAAGAACCAAGGGTGCGAATGGCTGATGCGCCATCCTTGACCAGAGCCGTGTCGTCCGGTGTTGTCCATCCGTAATTGGTCGTTGTTGCCATTAGCTGATTACTCCTGTCGCGTTCTGCCAAGTAAGTGTAGCGGATATGGTCTGCCAAGTGAGGGAAGGTGCTACGTCCTCCCAAGCCTCGGTAAATGTGTTGAACTCTGCTGGACTGAGATTCAAAGTGATATAAAGGCCGCCAACTGATGCTCTAAATGACCAGCCTTCGACGAAACCTAGAAACGAACCGCCCGAGATATTGGCCGGAAGGTTATTGATGGCAACTGGTAGGCCCATAAATACGCCAAGGAGCGCGTCGCGGTCAGCGTTATCGATTTCGGGATTCTGGATTGGAAAGGTAATCGATTTGAACTCAGCGTAGGGAGTAGCTCTGAGGGCAATAACCTTATCGGCAAAGTCTTCGACGTCGGTGGCGTTCTTTAGGTAAGACTGAAATTCTTCGGCGTAGAGACCATAGTTTGATTGGCTGGTCAGATTTTCTGAAGTGTATGCGGAATTGAAGTTATTGCCGTAATTGACTGTCAGGCTGTTCAAGAGATTGCCTTGGCGAGTAACTGCTGAGATGCCCGAGCCGAGGGCGTGGAAGCCATCCAGTTCGGTGTAACCATTGGCTTCGAGATAATCCTGTCGGTGGCTGGCATCGGCGTAAGAAATGCGGCCTTGAGGGTCTTCGTAAAGATACCCAAGTGCGCTCTTGGAAATACTGGAAGCAATAGGCGCGAGATATTGATCCGAAATCTGTCTGCTGACTAATGTGTATTCGCCAGCGTCAATCGTTCCGAGTCCAACGTTGCCAGCATTAGCCCAAGTCTCAGTAGGGTCATAATCGGCCCAAGTCAGGCTCGTCGGGACTTCGTTCCAAGCGGCAAGAAGTAAATCGGCAAGGAGCTGGGTTATCTGTGCGCCGTCTAATCCTTCAGTTAGATTGCCATCAAATAAAGCTCTTTGAAGTTTGCTCAACGCTCCGAGGGCCGTAATGCTGACTCGAGTGACTGTGCCGGTGTTGCCCGAGGAATTGACTTCAATAGCAAGGTCAGAGATACGACCGCCAAAGATGGGAACGTAAGTGTCAGTTGAGTCTTGAACTTCGATGGAGATTGAAGTGTTGATTGACCAGTTATAGACCGCGTTTGTCGTATTGATAAGGGTAAGCGAACAATAACTAGGCAAGGTATCAGCGTTGAAGTCAGTACGCCCAGAAGTAATCGAAAGGTTAGTAAGGGCAATATCTGTGACGTCTGTGCCGTTAGCCTTGACGCGCCAAGTCGGAGTCCAAAGGGTCATAGGATTTGAGCCGAGCTCCTGATGTCGCCGCCGCCTGTGGTTCCTCGGTTGGTTGAATTGTTGAGGGCCAAGACGACTGCTCGAGTAAATCCTTCTTCATCGATGACGCTTGGGGCATTGACATTGACAATTACGTTCCCGCGTTCATCTCCTGCTCTAACACCGGCAACGTTGAAGTTTGTTGGGATTGCGTTACCGCTTGGAATTGAAAGCGGAGTAATGGTTGGAATGATTGGTGTTGGAGTTATTGTGCCAGTTGATCCGCCGGCCGTTCCGCCGCCTGTAATAGTGCCGCCAGTTATGGTCGGCGGTGTAATTGTAATTCCTCCGCCTGTGGCAGTTCCGCCAAAGGGTAACCCACCCGGAGCTACTGTGTTAGAGCCTGTGCCACCAGATGCGCCAAAATTGACTCGACCGATTGTCGGAGTATCTGGGCCAGTCGTAAGTGCGTTCTTTGCTCTAATGAGCGCATTGATTCCAGCAATAGCGGCGTTGATGATTGGCTCAAGAGCGCGCAGAGCAATAGATACGGCTTGGACAATACCGCTAGCAACTTTGCTCAGACCCGAGATTGCGTTGCCAAGAGTGAAGGTGATGAATGGGACTAAGAAGTCTTTGGCGAAATTGTAAAGTCCGCGAATAGCTTCCTCATTGTCTTTGAAGGCTTTGATGACTGGATCAATAGCCGCTTCTTTGAATTCTTTGAGTTTAGGGATAGCGGTTGTTGTGATGAATGTTAGGAACTTCTCAATCAATGGCAAAAGGGCCGCGCCGAGAGTTTCCTTGGCCTCATCGAAAGCAACTTGGACTCTTGCGATTTTGCCTTGAAAGGTGTCGGCTTGAGTTGCCGCCGCGCCCCCGAATGTTGAGCTGAGT